GCGGTGCGGCTGTCGGCAAGTCGGTCTATGTGTCCGGCGTCTCGGGCACGATCGGCACGGCGATCAACGGCGCTGCATGGTCGATCGTCGGCGCGACGAGCACCACGCTAACGCTCGCGGCGAACACTGCGGGCCTCGCGGGCGGCACGGGCGGCACGGCCTCGATGTTCCCGCAGGGAACGGACGCGCTGACGTGGACAGGGCTTTTCGATACGCCGTGTCGGTTCGCGACGGACGCCTTTGAACCCGTGTTCGACGCGGGCGGCCTGTACACGTTCCAGACGCTCAAAATCGTTGAGGTGCGGCTGTGAGGACGATCAGCTCTGCGCTACTCGCGCACCTGCAAGGCGACGTGCGCACGCTCGCGACGTTGTGGAAAATCACGCGTACCGATGGCGCGGTTTTCACGTTCACCGATCACGACGCACCGATCACGATCGGCGGATACACGTACCAGTCCGCCGCGTACACGGCCAGCGCCATCGACATGACGAGCGACATGTCTGTATCGAATATGGAAGTGAACTCCGTTTTCGACAGCGCGAGCATTACGCAATACGACCTCGACGCGGGCCTGTGGAACTCGGCCAGCGTCGTGATCATGCTGTGCAATTACATGGACGCGACGCAGGGAACCGTGCAGATCGCGGCCGGCCTGCTCGGCGCAATCAAGATTCTGAACGGCAAGTATTCCGCCGAGCTGCGCGGCACGTCGCAGATCATGCAGCAAGGTTTCGGCGATCACTTCCAACCGAGCTGTCGAGCGACGTTCGGCGCGACCGGCGTTCGGCAGTGCAATATCCCCGGCGGGCTTGGCCCCCTCACGTTCACGGGCACGGTGAGCGCGATTGCGATTCCGGGTGTGTCGTGGCTCGATCCGCTGCTCACGCAGGCCGGGCCGGTCGTGCCGTACACCGACACGCGCGGTCTTGTCGTGCCGACGACGGGCGCATACACGATCCAGATCGTGCCGCCTGACGGTGGCGCGTTCGTCGCAAACTCGCTCGTCAAAGACATTCAGGGGAATGTCTACACGCAGGTGTCCGGCACTCCGGGCGGCAGTCAATACAGCGTGACGAGCGGCGGTCTGTACACGTTCAACCCGTCGCAGGCCGGGCAAATGGTGTTCATCAATTTCACCTACACCATCGGCTATTTTGCCTACGGCAAGGTCAAGTGGCTGACCGGCGCGAACGCAGGCTACTCGATGGAGGTTCGCAGCTTCGCGCCGGGTGCCGTCACGATTGTCCTGCCGATGGAATATCCGATCGCGATCGGCGACACGTACACGATCACGGCCGGTTGCGACAAGCAATTCGGCACGTGCAAAAACCGCTGGAACAACGTCGTGAATTTTCGCGGTGAGCCGTACATTCCGGGCATCGATACGGTTATCCGACCGCAGGTGTCGTAATGTGCACGCGTGCAGAGTTCGTCGCAGAGGCCCGCACGTGGCTGCATACGCCGTTCAAAGCGCAAGGGCGACTCAAGGGTATCGGCATCGATTGCGGAGGCTTGGTGGTGTGCGTAGCGAAAGCGCACGGCCTCACTGAGTTCGACGTGTCCGGCTACAAGCTGCGCATGGGCGAATCGCTCGCGGCGTATTGCGATGCGAACATGCAGCGCATCGCGCTCGCTGACGCTGACGCGGCCGACGTGCTGCTTTTTCAGTGGAACGGCAAGGCGTCACACGTCGCGATCCTCACCGACCGCGATCACGTGATCCATGCCTTTGTGCCGAACAAAGAAGTCATCGAGCATCGTCTCGACGATCGCATGCGCGCCCTTGTGCGCTGCGCCTACCACGTTCCGGGAGTCGTCTAAATGCAGCTCGTCCTTAGCGCCGCTGGTGCGATCGTCGGCGGCATCATTGGCGGGCCGATGGGCGCACAGCTCGGTTTCATGCTCGGCGGCTTGATCGGCGGCCTGCTGTCCCCGCCGAAGCCGCCCGCGCTGCACGACCTCACGATCCAAGACAGCGCATACGGTCGATGGATCGCGACTGTCTACGGCACCTATCGCGTATCGGGTAACGTCATTTGGGCCAGCCCTGTGACCGTATCCGAGCAGGACAAAAAGAAAGCGCCTGTCGAGGCCGCGAGTATGTCGATTGCCATCGCGCTGTGTAACGGCCCGATCGGCGGGATTCGTCGCATTTGGGCGAATCACAAACTCGTCTATGACGTGTCGAACCCGTCGAACTTCGAGGCGATCAGCGGCTCGGCATCGATGCTCCCGGCGATGAAACGCAGATGCCCGACGCGACGATGGAATCGTATCTCGGGGTCGGCAACGTGCCCGCGCATCGCGGCATCTGCTATGTCGTGTTCAACGGCTTGAATCTGCTGCCGTATGGGAACGTGATCCCGACGTTCGAGTTCGAGGTGATGACCTCCCCGAACCAGATCGGCGTCGCGGGCATCGCGTGCAGTTTCCCCTACATTTTCAATGACTCGTATCTCGGGCCGGACGCAGGCGCGTGGCAGATGCCGCACATTACGGCGAGCGGCGGCCTCGCTATGGGCGTCGCACAGAACCCGTTCGGCGCGGGCCGCGCGGTCGAGGTGCAAATGTCGTCCTACGGGCCGGCGCGATTGCCTGACCTGCATCGCTCGTTCAGCTATAACCCCTTCGGGAATTTCTACGGCACGTCCGACGTTCCGGGCTTCATCAATAACGCGCTGAAACAGTGGATCGAGCCGAACGGGTTCTATACGCAGCTCGCGCTGGACGGGTTCCCTTTGAACTTTGAAAGCTACTGGCGCAACGGTGCGGATTTCTACGCGGGCGGCACGGGCGGGGCATATTCGATCTATCGTTCGACGTGCCCGGTCGCGTTCGCTACGCCGCAGCTCCCCGGATTCGTGCTCGCAACGAGTGCGACGCATCCGCAGGGCTACATGATCATCGGCGGCACGTCGAGTTACGTCTATGCAGTGAGCGGCGACGGCACGACTATCTATCGCTTCGATAGGCATACGCTCGCGGTTGTCACCACGTGGACGAATAGCGGAAACTCCGGGCAATACGGCGCGGTGCTCGATGACGATCATATTTTCATCTTTGCGCAACCGGCCGGTAATGCTCTGTGGCTGTTCCGACCGTCGCAAGGGTCGTGGACGAGACTCGGCTTTCTCGGAGACGCGAACCCGTATTCCCTCACCGCGATCAATCCAAACCTCGTGATGTGGTCGGGCACGGGCGGGCCGCTGCAATACGGCTCGCCGTACATGCTCAAATACTTCGCGGTCGGCGGTAACAGCAATGAGGTCACGCTTGCATCGATCGTGCAGGACGTTTGCTTGCGGGCTGGTCTGCAAATCGGCCAGTTCGACGTGTCGCAGCTCACTGACCTCGTTTACGGCTATGCAATCACGTCCTACAGCAGCGCGCGCGACGCGCTCACGCCGTTGATGCAAACTTATTTCTTTGATGCGGTTGACGACGGCGGCACGCTGAAATTCATCAAGCGCGGCGGCGCGCAAGTGGGCGTGATCCCGTGGGCTGATCTCGGCGCGGCGCGCGATTCTCAAGGCGGCTTCACGATCGATCCGATCCATCAAGCAAACGAGTTCGAGCAAAGCGCGCCGCGCTCGCTCACGCTGACCTATGCCGGGAAGAACAACGATGGACAGACCGCATCGCAGCGCGCGTTCCGTTCGCTGACGAGTTCGAATCTCGACAGCGCGGCGCAAGTGCCGATCGTGTTTGACGACGGCGAAGCGCTCACGCGAGCGCAAGCATTCATGTGGTCTATGTGGCTCGGGCTGAAAAAATTCCAGTTCACTACGTCCCTTGCGTATCTCAATTACGAGCCGGCCGATGTCGTCGGCTTGACCGACCAGAACGGGTACACGCACACGGTGCGCCTCACGAAATGTCAGTATGACGGTGCGGGCGTGCTGCTTTGGGATGCAGAATATGAATTCCCTTCCATCTACCCGAACTTCGCGAATTTCAGCGCAGCGGGATCGCCGCCTGCGGGATTCACGCCGCAAACGATCGACTATTCCGGGCCTTCTACGCTGGTTGTTCTCGATGTTCCTCCCCTGCGCGACTCCGACACCTCTCCGGGTCTATATCTCGCCGCATGCGGGTACGCGGCATCGTGGCCCGGCATCTCGATCGAAGTCTCACGGGACGGCACGACATACAGCTCGGTAGCGAGCGACGCGACGGCCGCTGTCATCGGCGTGACGACGACAGCCATGCCGAATTTCTTGGGCGGCAATCAGCCCGACGAACTCAGCACGGTAACGGTGAGCCTGTACGGCGTCGGCGGCCTGTCGTCGGTCGATTACTCGACGTTTCTTTCCGGCGCGAGCTACGCATACATCGGCGGCGAACTCGTCTTGTTCCGCAACGCGGTGCAGATCGCGGCCAACACATACACGCTGTCTGGTTTCTTGCGTGGCCGCGCCGGTACTGAATGGGCGATGGCGTCGCATGTCGTCGGCGATACGTTCGTGTTTCTCGACCCGACGAAGCTGATCGCCGAAGGCATCCTTGTGAGCGACCTCAAGAACACGATGTATTTCGAGTATCAGCTCTTGAATCTGTTCTTCAACGTCGCGAATCCGATCGTGACGCAGACGGTCACGAACGGGCGCGTTAAGCCGCTCGCGCCTGCTCTGTTCACGGCCGGGCACGGCAGCACGTCGAGCACGTCGGACATTTCGCTGTCGTGGTTCCGACGCGCGCGCGTCAACGCGCAATGGCTCGACGGCACCGACGTGCCGCTCGATGAATCGAGCGAGTCTTACCAGCTTCAAATCCTCAACGGCACGACCGTGGTTAGAACCGTCGTCGTCACTGGCCCGTTCACTGCGCCCGCTGTGCCTTCGTACACGTACACGGCAGCGCAGATCACGGCGGACGGCTTCACGACCGGCAACACGATCAATTTCCAAGTCGCGCAGAACAGTGATCAGGGGCTTCTCGGCTTCTTGGCGCTCACCAGCATTGTGAGGTAACGACATGAGTAACAGCACCACGCTACTCGACACGATCGCCGTCAATCAGTCGAACAAGGAAGCAGTCGCCAACGCGCTATTCGACGCGGCATCGCCGGGCATGCTGTGGGGCCGACATGCGAGCGCGTGCTCTGGCCTCACGTGGGGATACTACGGCGGCACGTACATGGTCGGCGCGACTGCGAACGCTATCGCAGACGGTACAGTGACGCTCACTGCGAGCACGACGAACTATCTCTATGCCGACAATGCGACGGGCGCGGTGTCGGTCAACA